GTATATGACAGGTTAGAGGCTGAGGACATAGCTATTGCTAATAACAAGAACTGGTCTATCGGAATTGTTGGTGGAAATAATCCTCTCGCAGGAAAATGTTTCCATTATGAAAACAGCTCAATTTCTATCGACTTAGAGTTCTCTTCTAACTTTGGCTGTATTAGTTGCTCTGGAAACGCAGTCAACTTCACTTACGAATATCTCTCTGAAACAACATTTAAGATTGATATCTCTGGTGGCGATTACATTCCTAGTGCATGGGGCAACTTCATGCCAGTTCCAGTAGGAGAAGTCATCAATGACACTGGTGTTATTACATTCAGTAGTGGTGAAGCCTCTCAAGTTAAACTTAAGACCTACTCTAATAACAACGTAGGAACAAATAGAACTTTCAGCTTAGTGCAGGAGGAAGATTGATATGGAAATCATTAACGAAAAAGGATTAAGAATTCTTGTTGCTAAAGATGGATGTGTCATCCAAAGCGTAACTGATGGTTCTATCTTAGGAAAGAAGCTCGTTCTAGGCAAAAAGGACTCTGAGATTCATTATCGTGAGATTCCGGTGCCCGCTAAAGAAGTGGAAGATACCGAAGAATGAGTTTCTTACTATCGTATATCAACGAAATAGAGGTGGGCCGCATAATTGCTGGGAATGAACTGAAAAGTGTCTTAAAACGCCTGAAAGACGATTTGAATGATCCTCGCTTTATCTATGACGAAGAACCTGGAAGATTAAGAATCGAATTCATTGAGAAGTTCTGTAAGCACACAAAGTCACCTTTTAATGGTCAACCTTTCATCCTGGAACTTTGGGAGAAAGCTCTGCTTGAGTGTGCTTATGGTTTCAAAATGGCAGATTCAGGTTTAAGAAGATTCAATGAAGTGGTTCTCCTTATTGCTAGAAAAAACGGAAAGACAACTTTTGTCGCTGGGATAGACCTGGCTGAGTTTTTCCTCTCAAGTGGTGGAACCGACATCGTTTGTGCTTCTAACACTAATGAACAAGCTTCAATTCTTTTTGAAGAAATAAACAACATGAGAGAGCAGAGCAAAGCTCTCAGAAATGAAAAACGTTCTAGGAAGAATATCTTTTACATCTATTCTCCAACGAACAAAAACAAGATTAAAAAGTTATCCGCTCAGAGCAGAAACAAAGATGGCTATAACATTGAAGTTGGCTGTATTGATGAAGTCCATGAAATGACAGATTCAAAAGTCTACGATGCCATTAAGCAAAGTCAGTCAACCAAAAGAGAACCGCTAATCTTTATTATCACAACTGAGGGAACAACTGTTGTTGGCTTCCTTGATAACAAGCTCGACTATTGTCGAAAGATGATAAAAGGAGAAATTGATGACATTCGTATTCTTCCCTGGCTTTATACCCAGGATAGTGATGAAGAGATCTTCTCCGATCCATCTAGCTGGCAAAAGAGCAATCCTTCTATAGGAACCATCAAAACCATGTCTTACTTTGAGGACATGATGGTAAAAGCTAGAAATGATTTAGCTACTAGAGTGACGATGATGTGTAAAGACTTTAACATCAAGCAACTTGAGAGCGGCTCCTGGCTTACTTACTTAGATCTCAATAATGAGACCAAATACAAATTAGATGATTTAAGAGATAGCTATGCTATAGGGGGAGTGGACTTATCATCTACAACCGACTTAACAGCAGCAGTTCTCCTTATCATAAAAGGCGGAAAGAAGTATGTTATCCCGCACTTCTTTATGCCTTCTGAACTGATAGCTCAAAGAGTCCAGGAAGACAAGATTCCATACGACATTTGGGTAAAGAAGGGATTAGTTACTCTTACAGAAGGAAACCAGAATGACTTTTCATTAGTGACTCAATGGTTTCTGAAAATGGTGAGAGAGTATGGAATTAGACCATTGTGGATCGGTTATGATCCCTGGAACTCACAATACTGGGTGAAAGAGATGGAAGATTCTGGTTTCACAATGGAAAAGATTAGACAAGGCATCTATACCTTATCTGAACCAATGAAGCAGCTTGAAGGAGACCTCAAGAATAAGCTTGTTATCTATGATAATAATCCTATCCTAAAGTGGTGCTTTTCAAATACTCAAGCAAAGGTTGATGTTAATGGAAACATTCAGCCTAGCAAGCTTAATTCCAAACTAAAAAGAATCGATGGCTGTGTAGCTTTGATTATTGCTTATGCAGTTTTAAATCGATACAAGATTGAGTACGAAAACATGATTAGTTAGGAGGTCACTATGGGATTGTTCGACATCTTTAAACGAAAGAAAAAAGTAGTGGCACCTGTCAATTATGATGCTCAGCTATTTAAAACAACTCTGAATCTTTTCCAAGACTTCGGTGACAACATCAATGCTTCTGATATTGTGAAGATCTGTATTGATCGAATCGCAACTCACTCAGCAAAGCTGAAACCGAGGTATGTGAAAACTGAAGAAGATAAAACAGTGCAAGAGAAAAAAGGCAACCTTGCTTACCTTTTGAAGTATCAGCCAAACCCACTCATGAGTCCTTATGACTTTATCTATCGAGTGGTTACTCTTTTGTACTTAAATAACAACGCATTTATCTATCCTGTTTATGACAAAGACACATATGAGCTTCTTGAGCTTTGGCCCTTAAAGCCTAACTCAGTGGAAGCTCTAAAGGATGAAAGTGGAGCTCTCTATCTCCGCTTTTATTTTACAGACAAGAAATCATTCACTCTTCCTTATGAATCAATCATTCACTTGAGAAGGTTCTATGGAACGAATGATATCTTTGGTGGAAGTGGAGCAATAAGCGACCACTCAGCTTTGCTGAAAACAATCAAAATCAATGATTCAGTTCTTCAAG